ATACCTCAACAGGTTGGATGAACTACCGCCTGAAGAGCAGCATGACATTCTTGGTATCCTTGATCGCCTCGACAGCGTCACGGCCCGCAAGACGGCAAAGGTCAACTTTCTTGATTTTGTGAAAAAGATATGGCCCCAGTTTATAGAGGGCTATCATCATGCAATTATGGCGGATGCTTTTGAGCGGGTAGCCAAGGGGGAACTGAAGCGGCTTATCATCAATATGCCGCCCCGTCATTCAAAGTCGGAGTTTGCTTCCCACCTGTTCCCAGCGTGGTTTCTGGGGCAATACCCGGACAGGTATGTTATCCAAGCCTCCAACACTGCTGACCTCGCAGTGGACTTCGGGCGCAAGGTGCGTGATACGATCAGCGACCCGGAGTTCAAAAAGATATTTCCAGACACCGAAATTCATCCCGACGCCGCAGCAGCGGGCAAGTGGAAAACTACGGCAAAGGGTGAGTATTTTGCCATCGGGACCGGCGGTACCCTGACCGGGCGTGGCGGGGATTTAATTATTCTTGACGACCCGCATTCGGAGCAGGAGGCAAAACAGGCAGAAACAAAGCCTGAAATCTACGACAGTGTCTTTGAATGGTACACCTCCGGCCCCCGCCAGCGCGTCCAGCCCGGTGCCGCCATCGTCATTGTTATGACAAGGTGGTCAAAGCGTGATCTCACTGGACGTGTTCTGAAAGCTGCTGCGGAACAGGACGGCGACGACTGGGAGGTGATTGAACTTCCGGCGATATTGCCGTCAGGCAAACCAATCTGGCCGGAATACTGGCCGGAAAAGGAAATACTGGCAATAAAGGACGAACTTCCCATCCCCAAATGGATGGCCCAATACCAGCAACGTCCGACCGCTGAAGAGGGGGCGTTAATCAAACGGGAGTGGTGGAAACGGTGGTCCAACAAGAAGACGCCGCATGTGGAATTTGTTATCCAGTCATGGGATACGGCGTTTCTCAAGACAGAGCGGTCGGATTATTCAGCTTGCACAACATGGGGTGTGTTTCAACACGAACACGAAGAAACCGGCAACATGATGCCGAACGTCATCCTGCTGGACGCTTATCGTAAACGTATGGAGTTTCCAGAACTGAAGAAGGTGGCCCATGAAATGTATCACCAGTGGGAGCCGGAAGCCTTCGTAATCGAAAAACGTGCCAGCGGTGCCCCGTTAATATTTGAATTGCGGGAAATGGGTATTCCGGTAAGTGAATTTACACCAGCAAGGGGTAACGATAAGATCGCCCGTGTGAACGCTGTTTCTGATTTGTTCGCGTCAGGCATTGTGTGGGCACCTGAACATAGGTGGGCTGAAGAGGTTATAGAGGAGTTTGCTGAGTTTCCCGTCGGTGAATATGACGATTATGTAGACAGTTCGACACAGGCTCTGCTACGTTACCGGCAAGGCGGGTTTGTCCAAACGCTTCAGGATGAGGAAGAGGATGAGCTTCAAGACCTCCCCATCAAGAAGCATGAGTATTACTAGGGGTAAGGTATGGCAATAGATAAAAGACTGATACAGGCCGAACTCGATATTGAAGGAGATAGCGGTATCGAGATTGTTTTGCCAAAAGAGGAGGTTGATACCAGTCTTTTCAGTGAAGAAGAAACTGAAGACGGTGGCGTTGTTATTGACTTCGACCCGGACGCTACCGCCCGTGAAACAGGACTTTTTGAAGCCAACCTTGCTGATGAACTGGATGAGCAGGAACTGGATAAAATCGCCACCGAGTTGGTTGGAGACTACAAGGCTGACAAGGAAACCCGCGAACCGTGGGAAAAGGCTTATATAAAGGGGCTTTCCCTTCTTGGCCTCCAAATTGAGGAGCGTTCCGTCCCGTGGTCGGGCGCGTCAGGCGTTTTTCATCCCATTCTTTCTGAGGCAGTAACCAAGTTCGTGGCTGACGCCATGATGGAGACGTTCCCTGCCTCCGGGCCGGTGCTGGCAAAGATAATAGGCAAGACCACCCCAGAGCGAACCAAACAGTGCAAGCGTGTTCAGAAAGACATGAACTACCAATGCATCGACATCATGCCGGAATACCGCGACGAACATGAACAGGCCCTGTTTCATCTTGCTGTTGGCGGGTCGGTATTCAAGAAGGTGTATTATGATGTTCAGCTTGGCAGACAGACGGTACCGTATGTTATGGCGGACGATTTTGTCGTTGCCTACGGTACCACAGACCTAAACACCTGTCCTCGCGCTACCCACGTTATGAAGATGTGGCCGAACGATCTGCGGAAGACCCAGTATATGGGTCGCTACAGAGACATTGACATTCCCAAGCCGTCAATCGAGTACAGCGACGTTGACAAGAAGGAAGACAAGGTATCCGGCGCAAAGCCGTCAGTCGAAAGAGATGATCGTCACACCATTCTTGAAATGCATGTCGATTATGATTTGCCGGGGTTTGAAGACAAAGACCCGGATGATGAAGAGACCGGCATCGAACTGCCGTATATTATTACCATCGAACTCTCCAGCCAGAAGATTCTTTCCATCTACAGGAACTGGGAAGAGGACGATAACTTAAAGGCCAAGCAGGAATTTTTTGTACAATACAAATTCCTTCCCGGCCTTGGTTTTTATGGAATTGGCCTAGTTCACCTTCTTGGTGGTATCGCAAAATCAGCCACCTCCATCCTGCGTCAGCTTGTTGATGCGGGCACCCTTTCCAACCTTCCCGCCGGTCTGAAGGCCAGAGGGTTGAGGATTAAGGGTGATGACAGTCCACTAAGGCCGGGTGAGTTCAGGGACGTTGATGTCCCCGGCGGTGCCATCAAGGACAACATCACGTTTCTTCCATACAAAGAGCCGTCATCGGTTCTGTTTCAACTTCTTGGCAAGATCGTTGAAGAGGGGCGCAATATTGCCAGTATTGCAGACCTGAAGATTTCAGAAATGGACAATCAGGCCCCGGTTGGTACAACGCTGGCAATTATCGAGCGCGGCATGAAGGTAATGTCCAGCGTTCATGCCCGCATTCATTCTTCTATGCGGAAGGAGTTCAAACTGATCGCAGGGCTGGTTAAGGATTTTCAGTCTTCGGAATACGAATATGACGTTGAAGAGGGGGCTACGCGGGCGCAGGATTATGATGACCGGGTTGACATTCTTCCGATATCGAACCCGAACGCATCGACTATGGCCCAAAGAATTATGCAGAACCAAGCGGTTCTTCAGTTAGCCACCACCGCTCCTCATATATATGACCTGAAACAGCTTCATCGCGGCATGATAGATGCGATGGGTATTGACAATGCCGATAAAATCATCCCGCTGGATGAAGAGCGCAAACCGATGGACCCGGTAGCGGAAAACATGGCAATAATGACGGGCAAGCCAGTGAAGTCCCACATCCATCAAGATCACGAAAGTCATATACAGGTGCATATCGCTGCTGCGGAAGACCCGTTAATTCAGGAAATTATGAGCAAGTCGCCAGCAGCCAAAGCTATGGCTGCTGCTGGTGCGGCGCATATACAAGAGCATGTGGCTTTCCAGTATCGTCGGGAGATAGAGAAGCAGCTTGGTGTTCCCATGCCCGACCATGATGAACCACTCCCCGCCGACGCCGAAGTCATGTTGTCGAAACTCACCGCCGATGCCGCCGACAAGGTTCTCAAGAAGGATTTGGCAGAGCAGCAGGTAAGAAAGAACGCCAAGGAAGAGAACGATCCGGTTCTCCAGCTTCAGCGTCAGGAGGCCCAAACCAAGGCCGACGAGGTCAAGCGCAAGGGCCTTGCAGATCGTCTTCGTGCCATGCTTGGATTAGAACAACTCAAGTCCAAAGAGCAAATGTATCTGGTGGATAAGCAGACAGATGCGGAAAAAGAAAGAATCGAAGTTCTTATGGAAATCCAGAAGCTGCTCACCGAAGAGGAGCGTGTCAGGGGCCAGCAGGATCAGGCCACGGCGCAGCTTGGTGTGGATATTGGGATGGGCATTGCAGACGATGCAATAGAGCGCGAACGCATTGATTCACAAGAGAGAATTGCGGAATTGCAGCATGAAGGAGACATCGAGAAATCTGAAATGCAGGCGCAGTCGTCACGGGTTCAAACTTCAGCAACTCTGGCAGGAAAGTTTATGGACCTTCTCCGGGCGCGAACGCAACGGGACCAAAAAGAGAACAAAAATGAAAATAATAGTTGAAGGAATGAATATTGGCCGGTAGTATTTTAGACGCTTTGCGTGAACGCCTTCGTCGTGATATGAATGAACTCGCTGACGTTACAGCCACAGGCGGGTGTATGTCCGCAGGAAGCGCCACAGAAGTGGCAATGGAATATGCCAAAAATGTCGGTAAAATCGAGGGGCTTGCGATAGCGGAGAGAAGTCTGCTTGACGTTCTTGAAGAACTTGAACAGAGAGAAAAAGAGGATAAATGAACACCACCACGCCTAATTTGGAACGCAAGGGACCGCACTTGGTTAGTACGGGAGGGGGGATTTCTGTTTCAGAGCCAGCTTCAGAAGAGCTTCCCGAAAGGGAAGGTAGTCAACTACCACAACCAAAGGGATGGCGCATCCTTATCGCTCTTCCTGAAATAGAGGAAAAGACGGTTGGGGGGGTTATCAAAGCCGATACCACCAAGCTCATAGAGCAAACATCCACCGTTGTCGGCCTTGTGCTTGCTATGGGGCCGGAATGTTACACTGATAAAGAGCGGTTTGGTGATGAACCGTGGTGTAAGGAGGGTGATTTTGTATTGATCGGGGCCTACAAGGGGGTTCGTTTTAACATCTACGGCAAAGAGTTTCGTATCATCAACGACGATACGGTTCAGGCTGTCGTAGAAGACCCGCGAGGNTATACAAGAGCATGAGTCCCAAACAAGCTAAACAACAGGAATTTGAGGAATCGCAGGACTTTCCAGAGCCAGAAGAGTCTGCGGTCGAGATTGAAGTTCTTGATGATACTCCCGAAGAGGACAGGCAGATGGCCCGTCCAGCCGCCGACAGGGTAGACCCTGACAGCGAAGAGTTTGAGGAGGAAATCAAAAACTATTCGGATGCTGCTCAGAAGCGCATCAAGGCGTTGAAGTATGAGTTTCACGAAGAGCGTCGCGCCAAAGAGGGTGCTCTTCGTCAAAGTGAAGAGGCCGTTAGATACGCCGAACACGTAGCTGGCGACAACGCCGCCCTCCGCGATGGTCTGGAAAGTTCCAATGCAGTATTGATTGAGCAATATGGGGCGCGAAGTGACGCCGAACTTGATGCGGCACGAACAGAGTTTAAGGAAGCCTACGAGGGGGGTGAAACGGATGCCCTTTTGGGGGCGCAGGAGAAACTCAGCAGGCTTCATGCCGAGCGTGTCAAGGCACTTTCTGATGCAGAAAGATTTGAACGATCACGTCGTCAGCAGCCAGTAGGGCAGACCCAACAGGTTGGGCAGCCACAATCTCAGTCAGGGCAGACCCCCGCTCCAGATGCCAAGGCAATGGAGTGGTTGAGGGATAACCCTTGGTTTCATGCATCTGGTTATGAAGATATGACCGGTTATGCGGTTGGCCTTCATCAGAAACTGGTGATGGAAGGTCTAAACCCGCAGGTGCATCACGATGAATATTATCGAAAGATCGACGAGGGACTACAAACAGTGTTCCCTGAATACAGTTTTTCCAGTGGGCAAGAAGGTGGTAACGGGGCGGATTCTGCCCCTGCTGTGACCTCTGGAAGAAAACCACCCCCTGTGGGTGGGCCGTCACGGGGCGGTAAACCCCCGCGCAAAGTGCAGCTAACCACCACTCAAGTCGCTCTCGCAAAGCGTCTTGGGTTGACTAACAAGCAGTATGCCGCACAAGTCGCAAAGGAAGAGTTGACTAATGGCTAAAGCAAAGCGCACCGCGCCAAAAGCGCGAGACAATGAAACACGCGAAACCGAAGACAGGGTGACCCACTATCGTCCCCCGTCAAATCTACCTGACCCGAAGCCGCAGGACGGCTACGTGTTCCGCTGGGTCCGCACCTCCATATTGGGGGAAACGGACAACAGGAACGTGTCGATGCGATACAGAGAAGGCTGGGAACCGTGTCTGGCTGAAGATCATCCTGAATTGATGATTATGTCAGACCGGGACACAGACGGCTTTGAAAACAATATCGTTATCGGTGGCCTAATGTTGTGTAAATGTTCTGAAGAACTTATGACGAAACGTGATGGGTATTATCAGAAAAAGGCAGAGGAACAGGCGGCAAGCGTCGATCAGAATTTTATGCGCGAGAACGACCCCCGAATGCCGCTTCTGGAAACAGAGCGTCGTTCGGAGACCACGTTCGGCGTTGGTCGCTCCAGAGGTAAAAACTGACGGAGCTTAACTTTGCATAAAGGAACAGTAAGATGGCAGCTTCAGCGGCTCCTTACGGATTTGTTCCGGTAAATCGAATTGGCGGCTACGAAAACGGTTCGTTTCGTCAACTTAAAATGACCAATTCCTATGGCACCAGCGTGTTCTTTGGTGACATTGTGGAACTGGTTGCCGCCGGAACAATCGAAATTGATACCAATGCAACCTCGACCCGCCCCATTGGGGTTTTTCAGGGTTGCAGCTTCACCGATCCGAATCTGAACTACAAGGTCTTCGCCCAGATGTGGACAGCCTCAACGTCGGCTACCGACGTTTTGGCCCATGTCGCGGACGATCCGGACCAGCTTTTTCAGGCTCAAGCGGATGGAACTATTGCACAAACCGCATTTGGTCTAAACAGTGAGGTCATTACGTATGCGGCTGGCAATGCCAACATTGGCAAGTCAATCTTGGCTCTCGACCAGTCTGGCGTTGCTACCACCAACACCTATCCGTTTAGGTTGGTGGATTTTGTTGACGGCCCCGACAGTTCCGTTGGGGACGCTTATACGGACATGATCGTCAAGTGGAACTTTGGTATCCACCAGTACGAACTTGCCCTTGGCACGTAGGAGGATTGAGCAATGGCATCAATTTCACGCGCACAATTACTCAAGGAACTCCTTCCGGGCCTTAACGCCCTGTTTGGCCTTGAGTATGATAAATACCAAGATCAACATCTGGAGGTTTACGATAGCGAAAATTCGGAACGCTCCTTTGAAGAAGAAACCAAACTATCTGGTTTCGGGGCGGCCCCCGTCAAGAAAGAGGGTGGGG